TAAACCTTTTGATAATGAATTAACAGCAGTGGCTTCATTACCAGCACCTCCAGCTGAGAAATTACTAAAATTATCACCTGTAGCAGAAGTGTTAGTTGAGTGTGAAGCAACCCAGATTAATTCTTTAACAGGATGGTTAAATGGTAATCTAACACTATTTTGACTTGTTCCAGTTAATGATGATGTTAAAGTTTGAACTGTTTCGATTAAATATTCATGTGGGTTTTGGGCAAAAGTTTTTCTTTCTTCAGTATCTAAGAAAATGTAATCACACCATAATGAAACATTTGATAATTTTACATCACTGCTACCAGTATCTTTTGAAACTGCGTTTGCGTTAGCAGCAGTTGTTAAAATAAGTTCAACTTCGTGATATTGAAGAGCAATTAATGGTAAAGCAAGACCTGGATTTCTGCAGAAAGCAAATTGTAAAGGAACGTGAGCAGTTGTTATACCGGCAACAGCAGTGTTAACAAGACCGTGATCATCAGTTAAGTTAACTCTTCTTTGAGTTGAGTCTCCAACCATAACATCTAATAATCTTTTTTGATCACTTGATTTTGTAAGTTCGGTCCAAACATTCATCCAAGTTCCACTTTGTCTATCAATTAATTGTCCTCCAATTCTTAATTCAACTTCTTTTAACATAGCAAAACCAACTCTGTTACATTGGTTATTAGCAGTACCTCCAATAGTCATTTCAACCCAAGTTCTACCAACTAAGTCGCCATTTCTAGAGATTTTGCAAGTTAATCTAGAGTTAAAAGACTTGACATCACCTTCAACGGTTTGTTCCATGGATTCCATAGCAAAGTTAGTGTGTCTTCTATAAACAACTTTGAAAAAAGTAATTTGAGGATTACCTGTAAGGTAAACATCTTGTGCGCCATAAGCGACGAGTTGCATTAAAGCACCGGCCATTTATATATAATACATATTAGAAAAAAATTTAGAATATTAAAATTTTTTTTAACAAATATTAAAGGTTTTATTAGTTTAGTATTAAAATATGTGTAAAAAGTTATATATTTAAATAAAAAAATTATATTTAAAGGTTTTTTTAAATAGTTATTTATATAAAATGCCTTCAAGCAATTTTAGAATTAAAAATAAAAATAAAAATAAAAAAAATAATAATGTAAAAGATTCAAATACATTAGAAAATAAGCATAAACAAATGATTAATAAAATAGGAAATGAAATAAATTCATTAGAACAACTAAAAAATAAACTTGATAAAATAAAAACTGATTTAAATAAAATAGAAGAATATAAAAAAAAACATATTATTTTTGATATAGAAAAAAGAGCAAAATTATTAAATTTAAAAGATAAATATACTCAAGAAATTATAAATATTGAAAATAATGAGTCTGAAATAAATTATTATGATTTAACCGGAGATTTATTAAACGATTATTATGATTTAAGAAAAAATACTGAAAATAATAATACATCTAAAAATATTTTAGAATTTTTAAATTCTGATAAAAAAATAAATGATAAACAAAAAAGTCGAGCTGAATTATTTAATACTTTTTGTAAAAGAATTGACGGTGTAAGAATAAATAAAGATGATGGGAAAAACAGAATTAAATATTGTAGTGTTTGTAATGTTGAAAAATTTCTTGACTATAGTAAATCTTCGTATATATGTCCAAATTGTGGATTAATGGAATTTATTATTATAGATGAAGATAAACAAATAAAAGACTATTCGCCTTATCAAAGAAGAAATCATTTTAAGGAATGGTTAAATCAATTTCAAGCAAAAGAAACAACTGATATTCCAGAAGATGTATTTATTAATATAGTAAATGAATTAAATAAAAATAGAATTACAGATTTAACAAAAATAAATAGACAAAATATACAACCTATTTTAAAAAAATTAGGTTATAATAAATTGTATGAACATATACCATTTATTATTAATAAAATATCAGGACAACCAGCACCACAAATTACTAATGAAATAGAAGAAAAATTTATTAATATGTTTCTACAAATTCAAGAACCTTGGGATTTATATAAACCAAAAGGAAGAAAAAATTTTTTATCATATCCTTACATATTATATAAATTTAGCGAATTATTAGAATTAGATGATTTACTTGTATATTTTCCAATGTTAAAACCAACTAAATTAATGGAACAAGATATTATTTGGAGTAAATTTTGTAAGCATTTAAAATGGGAATTTTATCCAACAACATAATATTATTTTATTTTTCTCACCTTATATATTATGGAAATTGAATAAAAGAAATAGAATTTTTAGATAATATATATTAAATTTACATTTAAAAGAATATTTATTTATAATAACTATATGACAGATCAAGAAGTATTACCTATGGTACCACGAGGACAAACTTATGTTTGTATGTCTTTTTTAAGTAATAAAGAAGATTCTTCTATTACAACAACCGGAATTCGAATTGGAGGAGTTTTTGAAACATATGAAGGAGCTTGTGCTCACGCTAAACTAATTCAAGAACACGATGACAGACATCACGTTTTTGTAGGTGATGTTGGTAAATGGTTACCTTATGATCCTGAACCAAATTCAGATAATGTTAATGATTCAGAATATGCAAACGAACAACTTAATACCATTATGAAAGGACATAAAGATAATATGGAAAAAGCGAGAGTTTTTCATGAAATGAGAAAAACAGAAAAAATGGTTGAAAATATTAATGAAAATTTAGAATCTAAAAATACATTAAAAAATGAGATTACTGAAAAATTAAGTAAAGTAAAATCTATGGATGAAGCTAAAACACTAACTACAAGTTTAGATAGTATTGAAGAACAAATTAAAAAAATGGAAGAAAAACTAGAAACTTGTCAAGATAATAATACCACTCTTAAAAAAGAACTAGATAATTTAGGAGGTGATAAAAATACGGAAAATACAGAAACAACTGATGATAATATTAATGTTTAATATTTTACTTTTTCTATAATTAGATTCATATTATTTTTTTTTTTATTAACCATACTATTAATATTAAATACTTCTATTTTTTTATTCCACTGTTTATCATAATTTTTTTTGTGAAATTTTTTATATTTTTTTGAACCCATTGTAAATTCAGGTGTTTCTTTTGCTTTATACCAAAAAACTTTTTTAGTTACATCAGTCGAATGTACTCTATTGTTTATAACCATACACCCATAATCTTCGGTAACTTGAGTAAATACTTGTTGAAATACATCAAAACTGGGAAACATTCCTGCGTAATGATCGTATAATCTTTTTCTATTAGATATGAAATCTTCAGCTAATAAAAAAATAAAATCAAAATTACTACGCATTTCAGGTGGAATACCTATTGCATATTGCATTGTTAATATAAAAGATAAATGATGATGTCGACCATTAAAAAATAATTCTAAAATTTGTTCTTCTTTAACCCATGTTCCCTTTGAAGACATACAATCATCCATTATTAATATAACACGATCGTCTTTTACTTTTTTACCCTCTTTTTTTCTCATATTATTGTCTTCTGACATTTTTGATTGTCTGCTATATAATCTATTTAAAATTGCCGTACTATAATTATCATAAATAAAAATATCTGGTATAAATTCACCATAAAATTTATTTAATTTTTCAGTTTTACTTATTGCCATAACTGTTGGTATTTCTTTTTTATGAAATAAAATTTCTCTTGTTAGATAACTTTTACCTGATGCTCTTTTTGCTATCATAGCAATTGTAACATTATCTGGCATCTCTTTAATATTAAATTTTTTTATTCTTAGACGAGAAGAACCTAATTTTATATCTTTTAAAGTCATTTAAATAATTTAGATTTTATAAATTTAAAAGTTAACTCTATTTACATAGATATCTGGAAGTATGTTTTCTATTTTATTTATTTTTATATTTTCATTATTAAAAGTATGAACTAATAATATTATACTAATTACAAATAATATTGTTTTTGATTTATTAAAAATATTTTTAAAAGATTTATCAGATTTATCAGATTTATCAGATTGATTAAAGTTTTCATATTTATCAGATTTACTAAATATATATATTATACTTGATGTAAATAAAATTACTATAAATATTGGATACATTAATTTATATTAGAAATGTTTTTCTAATATAAATATATATGGCTTTAAACAGTATAGTTAATAAATTAATAAAATATGTTATAATGAGTTTATTAATGTATAGTTCTGTTAGTTTTATACCAGAACAACCTGTTAATACTATTGATACTCTTAAAATAACATTTGTAGTATCTATTTTATTTGCGATATTTGATAGAATATTTCCTTCAATTTATTATAATGATAATGATAATAGTAATAATTAAACTAATAATTATAGAATTAAATATTTAAATAATTACTAAAAAATTTATCTCTATTTTTTTTCTCATCTTTCTCTTGTGTATTAATATTTGTATCTGGTTCAATTATCCCATTATTATTTTTAATGTCACTATTTGAGAAAATATCTTGATAATTTTTTTGCAATTTTTCTTGATTATATGTTAGTGATTCTGTATCTGCTAAATTATTTTCAATTTGTTTTTTAGCATTGCTATTTATAGATAAACTTCTGGGTTCAGTAGATTTTTTAATAGATTGATTTATTATTTTTTTTAATGTAGATGATGAATTATTTATACTATTTTGTCTATGAAAAATTTCATTTGAATCTGTCAAGTGAACATTTTTATCGATAATATTTAATAATTGAATTTTCATATTTGGAGTATTAATTGAATTTTCAACATTTTTAACTAGTTTTACAGAATTATGTTTATTATTATTATTATCATTTTCATTATGGCGATTATCTATATGTTCATTACGACTATTATCTCTATTATATTTGCTTTCACTTTGTCGTTCATCTTTATCATCTTTATTATATCTACGTTCACTGCGGCGATCATCTCTATAATCTCTATAATCTCTATCATCTCTATCATCTCTATCATCTCTATCATTTTGATTATATCTACGGTCACTATTACGGTCACTACGACGGTCACTACGACGGTCACTACGACGGTCACTACGACGGTCATTACGACGGTCATTACGACGTTCGCTTTGACGTTCACTTCGACGTTCACTTCGACGTTCACTTCGACGTTCACTTTGACGGTCACTACGCCGGTCACTACGCCGGTCATTTTCGTGATAATCTCTATCATCTCGACAATTATTTTGGTGTTCGTTTTTTTTATTATTATCTTCTTTATTATTTTTATTATCTTGATTATCTTGATGTTCATTATTATTATCACTATTAACTTTAATCATTTTTTCATCTTCTTTTTTAATTGTTTCTTGTTCTGATACTATTTCTAATAATAAAGGAATATTTTTAAATTTACTACTAACAAGGTTCACCTCAAAATTAAATTCGTTACCTGTATTTGAATTTTCTCCTAAATATTTATGTAAAATTAATTTCATTGGTAAAATTTTTCTTATAGCAGATATAATAGATTTATTTATTAAATCAATTGCATCTTTATAGTTTCTTTTCAATTCTAATCCAGAAAAATCATGATAATATAAAAATGGATCATCCCATATTCTTCGAGCACTTTCAATATAAATAGTATGAATAAAATTTAAAATATTAATATCATTATAAACATTTTCTGGTATCTTTTTATTTGTTAAAATTTTAATATTTGATTTAATTACTGCTTTTACTAAATCTATAAACCAAGGATATTTATCTCTAGTATTATGTATAATTCTTTCATATTCTGTTTTCAATATATCTTCATTCCATTTTGGAATTTGTTTGAGTAATTTTTGAAAAGTTTTTAATACTTTTTCATTTGTACTACTATCTTTTGCTTTTTTATATAAATATGTAAATCCATCATAAATATGAGGAGTTAAAATATCTAATAATAATTCAGTATATTCTTTTTTTAATTCAATAAGTAAATTAATATTCATTATTATATATTATTTAGATATTATTTTTAAATTAATACAAATATTCAATTTCACCTGGAGTTTCATAAGTTCTATCATTAATAATTTTATTAACAACTGTTTCGTCTAATTCTCCAAAATCTAAAGTAATTTCAGTTAAATCTATTTCATTGAATACTTTATTATATTTATCTTCTAAATTATCTTTTAAATTTTTAAATTCATCTTCAGTAAATTGTAAATCAAAATATTTATTAAAATTATTTCTGGAATTATTTAAATTTTCTTCACAGTTTTTAATTAAATATTGTGGTTTAGAAGCACAATTTTCTGTACAACATTCATTATTAAAAGATTCTTTATTTTTACCTTGAATAAATAAATAAAGTAATAAAATAGTTAATAAAAGTATTATTAAAATCATATATATTTTATTAGAAAATAAATTAAATACTGTCTATTTTACTTTCAATTTCTTTTTTTTCTTTTGTAGATAACGTAATAAAATCTACTGTTTTATCTATTTTTAAACATAATTCGATATCTTTAATATTTATTTTTTTCTTATATGATTTTAAAAGTTTAATTAATTTTTCATTATTATTATTTTTAATTAATATATTACTAAATTTACATAAAATTAGTAACTCTTCGATATTCTTTTTGTTTATTATTTTGTGTAAATTATTTATATTTTTTTTATTTATATTTTTTAACGATGTTTTATTTAAATCAGCACTAAATTTAATATCATTATATTTTAACTGTTCGTCAGATTTATTTATCCAATAAGATGTATTTAAACACGTATAATAACCATGTATATTTTGTAAATACCAATTTTGATCTGTATATATACTAGTTTCTATCAAGTCTCCTATTGATATAGAATTTGATATATTTAATAATTGATCTAATTGTAAATTCCAATTATTTTTTTTCTTTAATACTTTTTTATAATAATTTTCATTAATCATTAAAGGTAATAATACTTTTTCTGTTTCGTATAATTTATATATTGTATTATAGTCCTCATATTTATTTAATAATTGAAGAGATGCGTCATATAATCCAATATCTACGTTCTTTTTTATTGAGTTTTCAATAAATTCATTTGTATTTTTATTATTTAATTCTTTGTAATTATACGAAAAATCTTGTAAAATATTAATAAGTCGCCTTATATCTTTTTGACTAAATTCAACTATTTTAGTAATATTTTCATTATTTTCTATTTTTATTTTTTCTTTTTTACATATATATTTTACATATTTTATCAAATCAAATGTTGAAGGTGGGGGGAACTTAATTTCAGTACAATGTTTTTTTAAATCATTAATTAATTTACTATGATGATTATTTGAAATAAATATTAATGGAAATAGTTTATGTTTGTTATTATTTTTATAAATTGATAATATAAATTTTCTCTCGTTTGCCAATGATATTAGTTCCGTCTCATCAAATACAATAGCAATTTTTTTCTTGATTGTGTTTTTAATATTTACTTTACAATTAATAGAATTATTATAATTATAAATATCTAAAAAATCATTGTTAGCTCTATGCTTTTTAATATCATCTGGATAAATAATATTATAATTATAATTATAGCGGTCTAATAATAGTTTAATTATTAATGATTTACCTATTCCATATGTACCTGTTATTATTATAGAATTTTGATTATGAGTATCAAATGTATCTAACCATCTATCTAGTATTTTAATATTATTTTTATTACCAACAAATTCTTTAATATTTTTTGGTTTCCATTTATTAATCCATAATTCTTTCATTACTAGAATTATAAATTAATCTTTAAAAATATTAAAATATCAATTATTTTTAAAAATTAGTTAATTTACGTAATATTGAAAAATTATATATAGAAATTTTAGATTTTCTAAATTTTATATTTAAAAATTTAGAAAATCTTTAAAAATATTTTCTAAATTAAAGTATATATAAATGCCAAGAGGTTCAAGAAGAAGTGCTCCTAAAGGTGGTAACACAATCGAAAAAGAAGTTGCCAACTTATTCGCTTTAGGAAATTTAGCTAATCAAAATACTTTATTAAATATGAGAAATAAATATGGAGATGATCAATTAGTTGATGAAATTGAAAGAGTATTTGTTCACAGACATGCTGATGTTGTCAAAAAAGCAAAAAACTTTGCCAACGCAGTTAGAAATAAATATGCTCACGCAAATATTCCATATCATATGATTTTACAAAAAGCAAGACTCCATGCTAAAAAACATAAATTATCAGCAGCAGAATTCTCTGAGTTTCAAAGAATGTTTGAACAAGAATTAGCTGGTACTTCAAGACAAAATGAAGTAGTTGTTCCTGTTACTAATATGATGAGAATCTTAGGAAACCTTGCTGAAGCAGGAAAAGGAGGTGACGGTAGATTTACTTTACAAGGTGGAGATTACAAAGCGCTCCAAGAAATCTTAAAATTACACAGTGAATCTAAACAACTCCACGCTCAAGTTGTTCTCCAATCTTTAGTTTACGGAGATGGTTTACTTGATGGTACACAATCAACACACGGTCCTATCTCACCTGAAGCTTTAACTGTTGTTTTTGATAAAAATAAACACAATCAAACCGATCACATTCATCCTTTACTTGTCGCTCTTTTCTTAAGAGCAAACCATGAATTTGATAATCACTTTTTATTAAGTAATATTTCCGGTATTGTTAAATCCAGATACAACAAAGAAGCTTTAACTACCAGAGCCGACTACGAATTATTTTATGATATGGTTACTGATCCAAATGATATTATATGTGACCACAGATCACCAATGGCTGATTTACTTCACAGAGCTAATTTACAAAATGCATTATGGCACAATGTTATTTCATTAAGAAATGGTAGATGCTACGATGAATCATACAGAAATTTTATGTCTAGTGTTGATGTTTGTAGATTAAATAAATACGATAATCCTGATCTTGTCTATGGCAGACACGATGGTACTATAGCTAAAAGACTTTTATCTGCTTTCTCATACAGACCAACTGTTGTAACTACAAGACCAGTTCAAACTGTTATTATGGCAAATAATCCATATGCTGTTAATGTTAGACCAACTGTTACTAGAATTCCTATGGTTACATTCAGAGCAACAACTAGATCAAACTTTAATGATGGAAGAAGAGATACTATTTATTTAAGAAGTGAATTATCTCAAGCACAAAGACAATATTTTATTGAAGGTAATGTTGTTGTCCAAAGAGAAGTCAATATTTTATACTCAAGAGGAAATGTTATTGTTTACGTTGATAGAAGAGGAACAAGAATTGACCTCCAAAATTACCCAACAATGCACTACAACCAAGTCCCAGTTGGAGTTAATGGTTTTGAAAAAATTAATACTAATATTAAAGTTATTATTGGTGAATTTGATGATACTGTCACTCAAACTGGAACATGTGGAGCTGTAAATATTAAAGGAAATGTAGATTTACCAGGCAATGTTCTAATTGGTAATACTAATGATGCTAAAGATAAGTACTATTTATCAGCTGCTTTATGTGCTAATACAACTAAAATTAATCAAAATTTATCAGGTTCAAGAGTAGACGAAGATGTTGTTATTGGTTCAAGAGCTTATGTTTCAATGTGGGGTATGAAAAATAGACCTAATCC